GGAATGGAGCGCGCCCCATAAAGGCGCGCTCCGTGGTAAACCCCGATCTTTGGTAGGAAGAGTGACGTCATGTTGCTCTCAAAGGAGCATATTATGACAAGACACTATATAGAGGAACATAACAAATTCTACTGGTACATAGATAGTCAGCAAGGGAGTAATACACGCCCGGTTAACGGGAAGTATACGACTATAACTGATTACACTAGAACGGTGGTGCGTTATTCGCCTCGTGTCCGTATCGTCAAGTACGATCGATACACTCAGCAGTACGCGGAGTTAATCCACGGTACCGCATGTCCATCCTGGTCACCAGCAATTGAAGAGTGGAGTGTTCAAAAGGCTAAATGCCTTGTGAAATTACATACCGCTTTCGATTCTGTCCAGCTTGCCAAAGACCTCGCAGAGGCCTGTACGGCTTCGTGTACCTTCTTTTCGAGGGTGCCGCAGTCAATTAGGTATCTTAAGAGGGGACAATTTGCTAAGGCGTATAATGCTTTAGCGGGTGTGTCAAAAGCTCGTCAATCGATTCCAAACACCTGGCTTCAATACCAGTGGGCCGTTAAGCCCCTGATAGGAGAGCTGGAGGAGTTATGGGAAAAGTTGCAGCCTAAAAGTGCACCTGTCTTTAAAATATCCTCGGCAGTCGGAGGCAAGGATTCAAATACCCTTGTCCAACCGAACTTATTCGGGTTAAACCTAACCGAACCATTCAACGTCATCTGGGCTCGTAAAGCTAATAGGTCCGTGAAAACGGTCCGTTACTTTCGGCACGATGTGTTGGACTCGGAAGGGTTTCATTTTAATCCGTTGAATGCCATTTGGGATGGCATTACATGGAGTTTCCTCGTGGACTGGTTTGTTCCAGTTTCCGATGTACTCCGCGGACTCGCGTATAGCGTTCCCGGTTGCGTCGGTGGTTTTAACAACTATCGAGAAGAAATGACATGGAATGTAGAGGGGATATACCCGTATCAGGTTGAACATCCGTCCGGTAGACTTGTCTATCAAGCGGATTTCCCTTGTAAATATTACAGGAGATACACATTTCAACGTGTGCCCGATACGTCCGTTTCGCTATCAGCGGCAGATGTGAACGCGTTATTATGGAGCAGCCCGGCTGGGCTAACTCTAAAGCGAACACTTAATCTGTTTATGATTGCTTGGAAGGCCGCGTCCTAGACCGGCTATTTAGTATTAACGACCGTAAAGTCATTAAACTTCAATAGGGAGGAGCTTATGGCTCAAATCCAACCAATTACCGTAAACAACGGTACAGCTGATGTAACTTTTAATCCGATGAGCAAGGACGGCCTTGACTGCAAATGGAGTCATCCATCTGTCAGTGTTAGCCTGTCCCCGCGTATTCAGGTCACTGGGTATCAGGTAAAACCTAATACCAATCGCAAACTCGAAATGAGGATTACCCTCCCTTTCGAGTATACTTCACCTAATAATGTGAAGAGCACTAAGAGCATTCTCATTAAGATCGTTTGTTCGATCCCACAGGAAGCCCTTACAGCTGACCTTAGCGCAATACGAAACATGGTTAGTAACCTGTTCGTGAACGCGATCATCGCCGATGCCATTGATAATGGCGCGTTGCCTTATTAATTGTAAGGAGTTGTTATGATATCAGTAAAAGATGCCGCACCGCGGCGTTCCACTGCTCACAGAGCAGTCGGACTGAACAGAGGCAGGTACGATAAACTTAAAAAGAAAGTTATCGCATGCACTAATCAGGATCGCCCAGCTGATCTTCAGTATGGGTTTCTCCCGACGCTTCAGTTGGAGGAGTTTCTGAAATACTGTGATTTTCTCACCGAGACAATTGTAAAACATTGCCCGGATTACGAGACTAACACGGTAAGAAAGAAGCTTCCACCGGCTACTGCTGAGGAGGCCACTGCGCTTAAATCTAAGACGTTCGCTAATTATATGGCGGCCGTTGACGAGGCGTTTGATATTGCCCAGTCTTTACTTAGACGATTAGACAGTGGTGAGGTCATGGAACTTGATTACAACCGCATCTTTAGTGATGCCGGTGATATAATCGAGAGTGCTCTTGCATCTGTCCCCTACTGCAAGCAAACCCGTATATTTTACGGACCCGGCTCATCGAGCGTAGGTGTTGATGGGTTAAACCATTGCACTTACAAATCTAGAGTCGGTAAACTTGCTAGTCTTTGTGGAGATCTCTCAAATCTCGAATTGTTTTTCGAGGAGGATCTAGCGGACCAGATTCGCCAAACAGGCTGTCAGTCCGAGTACACCTGGGATAAACTTCACCAAGTGCCTAAGGATGCCGCAAAGAATAGGGTGATAACAATTACCTCCGTGCTGCGTAAAGCAGAACAAAAGGCGATTGGCGAATGGATACGTAAAGCGTATCGGAGTATTAAACGTGGCGGCATGAACCATAATCTTGATACATGCGCGCGGGATCATCAAGTGCTGGCTTGGATAGCATCCAAGACCGGTCTATTTGATACCTACGACTTCTCGTCAGCGTCAGACCGCATCACCTTTCCGATTGTGGAAAGGGTGCTAACGCATTATAAGCGTAAGCCAAACTGTTTACAGTTATGGCATCTGATGCAAGAGTCGTCGTCTCTCGGCTTTGAGTGGGAGGGTCAATTCTATACGTACAGAAGTTTCCCAATGGGATACGTCTTTCCGTTTGAATTTGAATCACTCTTCTTCTTTGCCTTGACTGTCGCATTTCTCTTGAATTGGGGCTTCAATACTAATGAAGTTCCTCTGCCAAGCCGCGTCGCCTACATGGTTTCTACATTCGGTGACGACACAATTGTCCCTTATGCGAGACCCAAAAGTTCCTTTGAACGGTTCTATGGGAATCTGGGCTTTAAGCTTAACGCTGAAAAGTCCTTCTCCCTTGAATCGTCGTTCAGGGAAAGCTGCGGTGCCGATTTTAATAACGGCGTGTTCGTGCGAGGCTTTTATGTTAAGACGAGGACCCCTTCAATTAGGGATTTTCTCAGAATAACAAATTATGTCAAGCTGAACTTTAACGTTAGCGATCTTGAACTTTCAAAGAACGCCTACTATAAGAAAACTGTTTCCCTTTACGGACTCCGGTTGAGTTCACTATCTGTGACTAAACTGGTGAACAGAAACGCCTTATTTACTAAGGACGTGCCTGTCAGTGTTCTGTTAGTTGACAACGAAGATACAGACCCAAAGTTCCTGATTATGTATGGTCAAACCCATACAAAGAAGGAATGGTTGGACTGCCATCTGCTGTTCTGCACAGATTATAGTCTGTTAGCGAACGGCTACGAGGAATGCGAAAGCAGTTTCTCAGAGAAAGATGCGGACGATACCTTAAGGTTAAGATCTGTTACCCAAAACGATGCAAGATTCTTTGAAGTCTTGTCAGAGCGCTGGGTGGACGACCTGATTTTAAAGTACGATCCAACACTGTGTCTATTGTAGGCCCCCATCCATAATGGGTGGGCGTTTATCCACTCTAGCAAGGTTCCTCTCGAAACCTTAACCAACGAGGGGGGACTCCTATAAGGAGGTCTCCAGCCGCAGCT